AACGCGGCCCATGCTTTCCGAGCCAATCAGGGGCTTCGGCGGGGTAGCGGCAACGGTGACATCGGGGAACACCGGTTCCTTCGCGCCGTCGAGATAACGCAGCACGCCGTTCTGGTCCTCTTTGGTCGGACGATTGCCACCCGCTTTTGCCGCCGCTGCTTCTGCCGCCGCCGCATCCCGCCTGATCTGAAGCTCGGCCTGACTGACAGCAAGGTTACCGCGACCAAGCTCATAGCTGCGATCAGCTTCCGTGACGCCTTGGTCAAACGTGGCCTGCCAGTTCTCCTGCGCCATCCGGTCCTGAACGCTCAGCATCTGTTGCTCGAATGCGTCCAGTTCGTCGTCCGTGATCCGGCCATCGGCTGCGGCTTGTTCAATCGCAGCCCGGACTTTCGGATCTTGTGCGTAAGGCGTCTGTTCAAGGGCTTGCAGGGCAAGTGCGCCCCGCTCTTCCATGGGGTAGCTTTTCAGGCTTGCAGCGGACTGGGCAAGGTAGGCAATGCCCTCTTTATAGTCCTCTTGTGCCCAAGTCTTCGTCTGGCGCTCGCGCAGCACGTTGGAATCATCAATCCCCTGCGCCATGCCATAGGTCTCAAAATCAGCATTGGCGCCGGCCGCGTCACGCAGCCCGGTCGCGCCGCCCGTCTTGAACGCTTCGCCGTATGATTTGCGCGTCTCCGCATCCTTGCGCCGCTTGCCAGCGCTGGCATAAGCGTCCGCACCCTGATAATCGCCAATCGCAATCAGGGCAGATTCCGCGCCTTCGTAATTGCCGATCTTGAACAGGTCCGCCGCAGACGATTGCGCCATGGTGCGGTCGCGCTCTTTGCGCTGCTCTTGACCCAAGGCAAGGCCGGTCTGGAACGATTGGAACACGCTCATTGCATCACCTCAATAATCGCGCATGTCGGTGTAGCCCGAACCAATCCGGGCGGCTGGCGGGGTTGTCGTTCCCGGACGCTGAGCAAACTGCCCCGCTGCCCAGCCGCCCCAGCCCGCCGCATCGGCAAGCCCGGACGTGAACGCATCAGCGCTGCCCCGGATACCGTCCGCACGCGCCTGACCGCTGGCCTGTGTCAACTGGCTCGCATTGTTGGCAAAGGTCTGGCCTGACGAGGCAATGCCAGTACTCGCGCCATACCCCTGATCCGAAATCCCGCCCAGCATTCCCATGTAGCCTTGGAAATTGCGCATCGCGGCTTCTTCGCCGACTTCTGCCATCCCGCGCATCGTGCGGCCGGAAAGCGCGGACCCGCCAGACGCGGCCATGTCCATGAACTCGCCGCGCGCCTTGCCCGCTTCGTAATCCCCGATCTTCCCGTAGGTCGTCTCGTTACGGTACTTTTCCCAAGCCTGCTCCTGGGCCTGCTCCGGGGTGACATACTCTTCCATCCCGGTCTGGGGCATTTGCGGCCCCGCTGGCTGGTTTGGCTGTTGGCCGCCCTGTCCGGGCATGGTCCGGCCTTCTGCCCGTCCTGCGACATCGTAGTGATACTGTGCGAACGCTTCCGGGGTTGGGTATTGCCGGCGCTGTTGCGGGGTAAGCCGCTGGTAGTGCTGCATCACGTCCGGGTTGGCTTGCAGGTAGCCGGTCAAATCAGAACCGCCCGCCCCACCAAGCCCGGACGTGAAGCTTGCCGCCAGTGACGGCGCGCGTTCCTGCGTGGCCCGTGTCCCGCCCATGCCGAGGTGCGGCGCCATGAGGTCAAATGCCTGATTGCCCCGGACGGCGTAGGGCTGGAGCGTCCGGCTGGCGATGTCGCGCTGTTCGCGCTGTAGCTGGATGGCTTGATCGTTGGCCTGCGTCTGCGCGCGGCTCGCGTCACGCGCAGCGCTGGATTGTCTGGACGCGCCGTAGAGGCTGGCGCCCGCCCCGAGGACGGCAGACCCGATAATCGCGGTTGCTGTACCAATGGCCATCAGGCGATTTCCTTCATCAGGGACGTTTCAGTGGCGTCATATCCGGCCTTGCGCAGCAGCCGGCGCACCGCAGTTTCCCGGTCATCCGCAATGCAGCTCATCTGGATCGCATCGGCGCCGCGAGAGCGTGCCCAGTCTTCAAAGGCTTGCCGCAGTTCGGTCCCGCCATGGTCTGCGTACCAGAACAGTTCCTGCGCAATCCGGAAGCCGAAATTGAAATACATCGGGAAGATCAGGCCGCCGCAGAACCCGCCTTCAGACACGAACACCGCCGCATCATCTGAAGACAGAAGGCCCGTCACGGTCTGGCGCCAGTCGGTTTCCACAATCGGAACCCGCTTGCCCCATGGGCTGTAGGCGTGGAACTTCCGGCCCCACTCCAGAACCGCGTCAAGGTCGTCCAGAGTGGCCCGCCGAACGTCAGCCACGCGCACTGACCGAAGCGGCATAACCCTTGCGTGCCACCTTGCCCTTGGCCGCCAGTTCCTCGTCCGGGTCGCTGGTGTCTTCGGTCTTCTTCTTTTTCTTCGTCAGCCCCGTGTCAATCTCCAGCTTTTCACGCAAGGCGCGGCGGAGCAATTTCAGTTGCTGCGGGGTCGGTCTCGGTGCTTTGGCCATCAGGCGCCTCCTACAATGAACGTAATGAACTCTTCGCTGTCATGGCCCAGCAGGGCTTCCAGAGAATTAGCCGCCCGCGCCTTCACTTCCTGCGCCGATGCGTTCTCAATCCGGAAATCCGTTGCCAGCCGTCCGCCGACATTATCCACAACCGTGTCGAGCCATTCCTGCGGCACGTCGATGATGTCCGCCGTGGTCGCCACGTCTTCCATCACGCGGTCATAGCTGACCCGGATTGTCCTTGCTGCTGCTGTCGCATCCGGCGTTGGCCAGATCACAAGGTTGGTCGCCGTCCTCTGCCGGTCCACGGTGTAGACCGTTGGCCTGCCTTGCTGCGTCTTGGTGGGGAGCAGGTCGTAGTCGTCGTAATTCCAGCGGCCCATGATGACTTCGCGGGTGTCGGTCTCGACGTAAAAACAATCCCTGATCTTGTCCGGGCGAGGGCTCAGCGCGTAAGATGCCTGCCCCTGGATCAGGTCAACGCTCTGGCTCGTCCGGCGCCATTCGTTCGGCCCCTGTGTCTGCAAGAGCTTCAGCAGCGCATTCATGTGCGCAAGGCCGCGTGCAAGCTGGTACGCGCTCAGGTTCTGCGCCTCGCCGATCATGACGATCCGGCGGGCAGCTTCTTCGACCGCTTGGCCGGCCGTCAGGGTCCATGTAATTGCCATGCGTTACCTGTACGGAAAATCTAGCTGGTCATCATCCGCTTCGATCAGCACTTCCGGCCTGCTGTCAGGTTTCGGCTTGCCCTCGTTTGGATCAATGTAAGGCGGGTCAAGTTGTGCGGGGCGCTTGTCGTAACACGCCCCGCACACTTTGAGATTGGTCCATTCCTTCCGAAGGGACGCGAGCCGGTGCTTTTCACCGCACCGGTCGCAGATCCCATACGTGCCACCGGCAACGTAGTCATTCCCGGACCAGTCACGAGACATCAGGCAGCGCCGTCCGAACCCCAGACCGCACGCCAGTCATTGACGGTGCAGACATAGCGCTCCGTGGCTTTCGCCTTGGCGTTCTCCGTGTCGAAGTCGTTGTCCTGCTGCAATTCCATCGCGCGGCGCTGGTAGCGGATGAACCCTTGCGGGATGTCCGTTTGCAGGAACCATGCGGTCGAACTGGTCAGGTAACGATAGTTCACGAAGTCCTGTTCGATCAGGCCCATCGCTTTCGTCGCGTTGATGTCGTTGTTGGCCGTGCCGGGCTGCTTCTCGGAAGCCAGCAGGCGTTTGGCGGTGAACGACAGTTGCGGCGGGACGATCAGCTTCTTCGGGCTGACCTGGATGCGAAGACCCCGGCTGTTCGTGTACAGGAACAGGTCGATCTGGGCGTCTTCCAGTGCGGCTTCCGACAGTTCAGCATCCACAGAGGCCTTGTTGGCCTTGTTTCCTGCCAGCGTCGGGTGCGCCGTGGAGCAGAGAGCAGCGCCATCGCCATAGGTCGTGGAAAACGCGGTATTGAAAATACCGGCGTGAACCACTTCCTTGGTCTGGCGCATCGAGAAGGCCAGCGAGCGGGCGCGGGACTTGCCCTTGCTCTCATACTGGTTGTCCTCGATTTCCTCACGAGTGACGATGTAGCCCAGACCATAGACCGCATGGGTCGCCCGGTTCTTGTAGCCTTCGCCGTCCGTGTCATAGGAAATGGCCTGCCCTTCGTTCTTGATCGGCGCGTAGCCGAACGTGGTGGACTCCACCGCTTCTTCGTAGGCTTTGCCCGACGACTCTTCGGTGAAGATCATGTCGCACTGCATCGGGATTTCCTTGTAGGTCTTCCCGAAAAATGCCTTGACGCCGGGCCAGAGGCTCGACGGATGCGAGGAACGTGTAATGACGCTCATGGTTTAGAGCCCCGCGACTGCGCCATACCGGTTGGTATGGAGGTTGATGGAAACCAGCGCTTTGGCAAACGAGTCGGTCACCGCGTCGTTTTCGACACGATCAACAAACCCGCGAACGATGAGCTGGAACGTGGCGTCAGCCGCGACCGTCGAAGAGTCCAGCATCCAGCCGGAGCGCTTCGTGAAGGTCGAGCCTGTGCCGGACACGAGGTTGGCGTTCAGGCCAACCGACGCAGCGGCGATGTTGCCGCCCACGCTGTCTTCCTGGATCTCGAACAGGACGGTCGGATCGTCACAGACGTAGACCTTGCGGAGCGTCGATGCGAGGCCGTAGCCCAGACTGACGACCGAAGGGTTCGGCTCGAATCCGACGATGACGCCCGTGATCTGGTTCGTCGCGCCGGCCGTGGCCACGTTGATTTGAGCGTAAGCGCCCCCGGTCGTGCCGACACTGGACGTGCCGGTGATTACGACGGGATCGCCGATGAACATGTTGGTCGCGTAGGAGGCCGGTGCGATGTAGGTATTGACGGCCCCGTTATACGGAGCGCCGCCCAAATACCTGACAGGGCGCAGGCCAAACGCGGAGTTAGCGTTTGCCATTGGTGTTGCCTTTGATGGGTTGTGAGGGGGTTAAGCCTCGAAGTCCGGGTTGCGCACGCTGCGCACGCCGTCTTCGACGCGGTTGTTTGCTGCGGCATATTCAGAGCCATCGGAATCTGGGGCGCGCTGGTCAGCGCTCTTGCCGCGCATCATGTCGGCAACATTCTTGCGGTGGAGACCGAGCGCACTCTGCGCATCCTCGTCAAACCACTCCTTGTATTTCTTCAGGAGGACGGTCTTCTGCGCCTTCCCGTCATTGTCGCGTCCGGCATAGCGTTCGGTTTCCTGTCCGCCCACATCATCAGGTGTGCAGACTTCCCATTCGCGTGCCACAAGGGACGAGATATTGCCCGGCGTGTCATTGACCCACCGATAGCGATAGTTCGCGTGATCGAGCTTTCCGTCATCCAGCCCGAGACGCTTGTTGAACCCGTGGTCCACAGCCCCGCGAGACTTCCGCTCGCCGCGCCGTTTCTTCAGTTCCTCGTTCGGACCTGACACAGGTTTCATTGCTTTTGGACGAGGGCCGCGTGCGGGCTTCATCGCTTCTTGCTCAGCTTCATTCACAGCAGTTGTCCTCCAGCTTCCTGATACACTTCAGCGAACTCTTCGTAGCTACCAAAGAGGCCCGCCTTGATTTCCTTTTCCGCCTGCTTTCTCGCTTCGGGCGGCAGTCTTGAGGCCAGCGTGCGGGTCGCTCCCCGCTTGCCACTGGCAAGGACCGGCACACGGGGTTCTTCTCTCCGTGCGCGCGGTTTAGGCTCCGGCTCGTCATCATCGTAACGATCCGGAAATGCTTTCGAGATGATCGTCTCTGCCGCGTCCAGCGCTTCGGCGAGAGACTTGCCGTTCTGCATCTGGCGCGTGATTTCGGCTTCAACCATGGCGAAGTCCTCAATCTCGGCTTCGTCGTCCAGGAGCCATGCGTGCTTCTCCCAGAACGGCTTTTGCAGCTTGGGATAGCTGACCGGGAAGTTCTCCACGAACTCGTCTTCGGCCCGCTTCAGTTCCTCGGGCGTAAGCTCGACCTTGTTCAGGTCTTCGTATTCGCCCGTGACCTGCGCCAGTTCGCGGCGAAGATCCGCCTCTAGCGCCAGATCCTTGTCCGCAATTGCGTTCCGGATCGCCTCGTTATACTGCGTCGTGACCTGCTTCAGTTCGCGGTCGCGGGTCGCGCGGATCGTCTTCTCAAGGGCTTCGACACGCTTGGAGACCTGCGCGTCAACGTCCTTGCGAACGTCCTTCAGCTCCTTCTTCGCCGCGTCAGCCTTGGCAGCGGTCTGGCGAAGGAACTGCGCCGCATCGGTCCAGTTCGTCTTGTCGCCTTTCCATTGCGCTTCAGGCTTCCAGCCAAGCTCAGCCGCAATCTTTTCGACTTCCGTCAGTTCGGTTGCGCCCTCCTCGTCCTGATCATCAGCAACGAGAACGGCGTCCGGCTCAAGTTCGTCAACCTGCGCTTCCTTGGCCATTACACGGCCTCAGCTTTTGCATGACGGCGCACGCCCAACACGTCCTTGTCCTTCATGATGCGGTAGCGGCGCCCGTCCGTGCCGATGAAATTCCGGCCGCCGGCATAGCGTGCGAACATCACCACTTCACCGACCTGCGGGCGCTTGTCCCATGGCTGGACCTGCCCGTCAGAGTCCTCGAAATGGAACGCGTATTCCCCGGTGCGGACCACAAGGCCCTCGATGCCGGCTTCTTCTTCGCGCTCGCGGTGCTGTTCGGCCATGATGATGCCGCCCTTGGTCTTCTCCGCCAGTTCGCGGGGCAGCACGAGGATGTTGAACTCGAAAACGTCAATGCCGGGGTCAAGGTCAGTCAGTTTCGGAAGGGGCTTGTAGTCGGTCAAGGATGTCATCTCCTGTCAGTTGCGTGATGTCTTCAATTGCCTGTGCCTGCATCTTCAGTTGCATCCACAGTTGGGGCTCCGGTGGGGCGTCTGCGTCAAACAGGTCCGCCCATTGCTGGCGCTGGAGCCGCGCCATTTCCTCCAGGCATTGGAAGAACGCCTTGGTCAGGGGCATTTGCCGCCATGACATCCAGTCCTCCAGCCATTCCGACCTTTGTGCCTCGTTCAAGGGCTTCACCTTCAGTCTCCTGTCTGACCTTTTCGGCCTTGGCCAACGTCAGGATGACATCCGCCTTTTCGCCGGCCGCTTCGTGTTTGGCTTTTTCTTCAGCCACTTTCGCCATCGGGTCAGGCCCCTGCGTAAAGAACCGTTCGATCTTTGGAATGCGCGCGGCTTCCATCATGAACTTCTGCACCTCGGCATTGTTGATACCGGGCTGGCCAAGGAACTGCTGCATGTACTGCGCACGGAGCATGACCTGCATGTCGGTCACGGACTTCGGGTCAGCCGATGGGGCTAGGTCCATGCCGGCAAGGTCGAACTCCATCCGAGCGTCATAGCCGCCCTTGACGAGTTTCATCAGGTCTTCGCTGTCCTGGAATTTCAGGTACACATCCGGGTTCAGGTACATGCCGTTTAGCCGGTTCATGAGCCGCAATTCGCGCCGCATCGAGCGGTAG